AGGGAAAGCTGACCCACCTAACAGTGGGCGAAGAGACGCTCGTTGGTCAGCCTTGGGCTCGGTAATCCCGAGCCTTCGAAACCCGCCAAAAAATCAGCGGGCCTGATCAAACGGCTACGCAAACGCGCTGGTTGACTTCGACCCACCCCCCCGCCTGAGGCGTCTCGTTTTGATACGCCTCGCGGAGGCCCTCAGGAGGCCCGCTGTTGCGTCCGCGGTCACTCGGGCGGTGCGAGTACCGTGTCGCCGTCACGATGCAACAGGCAGGGTGCTACGAGGTCGTCAACGGCCTCGCTGATGTCCTCGATGCGGCACTGGTCAGAGCCCATCACCGTGAGGCGGAAGTGCAATCGCTGGATGGTCACGGGCTGTAGCCCGCCCTCGCCGAGGTAGACCCCACGCAGCACCTGATTGTGGATGCGCTGGTACGTCGCCGGCAGAGGCGTGACGCGATTAGATGAGGATGATTGACCGGCCTGCATGGTTGGGCTCCTGTTGCTGACGCACACTCACTCGCCGCCGCTCAACGTGAGCGACAAGCGTGCGGCCTGGCCCCGTCGTGATGGGCCATGTCACCCCGACCGGTCAGGTAGGGCAACGGGTCGCAGTGTACACACGCACACGACCGATGCAAGCAACAAGATCCGCGAATCCGGAAGGGTCGCAGGCCCTACCTGTAGGGGTGCGTCAGAGGGCTGTCACCGCACGCCTAGAAGCCCACCCATTGAGCCGCCGTATCGGTGGCGTAGCTCTTGTCGATGAACGTCTGGCCGTCGGGGTTGCCGTAGCGGATGAGCTGCTGCTCAGCCACAGTTTCGCGGCTTGACGAGAAGGACGTGCCCGCCGCGTTCGCCCCGTTGGCCGGATGAAGCGGCGCCCGCTCCCACTTGCCAGTCACCGGGTCGGGCGGCCCAATCGCGATCGTTCCCTTGCCGTCCCTGAACGCAAAGGTCGAGTTGAAGTAGATGCCCTGCGAGGTGACACCGTGAACGGTGATTGCGGGCGGGTCTTCCTCTGGGTCAACGATCGCAGCGTGGACGCGATAGACGGCGATGATGGTCTCCGGGTCCGTCATCAACATGATGTCTGCGCCCGTGTAGCTGGGGCCATCCCAGGGGTACACGACGGCCATCTTCGCTTCGCCCGTCAATGGCTCGCCGGGGAAGAGGTGGAAGCTGGCGGAGCTAAGCGAACCATACTGGTAGTCGCCGGGCGTGTAGGCAGGCGCGGCCATGTTGAGCGTTCGCAACGGCCTTCCAGCCGTCGTCGTGATGTCGATCTCGAAGATGTCTTCTCCGCCCGAGGTGAAGTCACCAAAGCCGTCAAGGTGGTACTCGACGCCGAGGATGTTTTGGCGGTGAATCTCAACTTCGTCAGCGTCGAGACGCAGCATCCAAACACCGCTTTCCCAAGTGTAGGTAAGCTCGACATCGTCGACTTGCTGGAAGTCCCAATAGGAGTTGTACACCTCGGTGTGATCGGTGATCTCGACGCTACGGCAGCCGCCCGTGCCGTAGATGACGAAGTCCGCAGAGTCAGTTGCTTGATAAGCCTCGAAGCCTACTGGGCAAATTGCTTGCGCGGCTGCTGAGTCCGCAACAGGCGATCCGTCAACAAGATGAATGCTTGGCAGGCCCCCTGAGCCAGAAGTGTTGGCTGGGGTGGTGATGTAGGAATTGAGGACGGTGTCGATCTCGGCATTTCGCCCCGGAGGAATACGTTGGCCGAAGCCGAACTCGGTCGTTTGCGTTATCAACGACCAGCGTGTGTGCGTGGTAAAGAAAACTGGTTCAACGATCGGTCCAGGAATGAAGCAGTCGTCAATGAACTCGATTGTTGGAGTAAGACGGTTGCTGACAAGAGCTTTAGGATAGTAGGGGCTTGGAGTCACTACGCTGGCATGAATCCCTCCCAGCCCACCAGTGTAGGCCGTTGTTGAACTTGGGCCAGAATTTGCAGCACGGATTGTGATAAAGGCGTCCGTCTGGATGTATTGATTGGACCCCGTTCCGGGGTATCGCTCAACCGTTGTGATTTCTTCGTAGTACCGATCCACGCCTGGCAAGTAGAACACGCCGCCAGCGTCGCTGATGTACTGCCGCGTCGCCGTCTCGATGCGTTGGTCGTTGAGGCCCTCGTCGCCATCGAACGTCGTGACCGTAGTCCCGTTGTACTGCGCGAGGATTTCCGCCGACCAAGCAACGGTCGCGCCGCTCTGGAAGTAGTGGGCGAAGCCGCGCCACGGGCGGTCGGGGCGGCCCGGGTTGTTGCCTGCGCTCTCCCAGAGGAGGATGTCGCGGTCCTTCACCGTGTCGAGCGACCCGACTACTTCGCCATTGGCGTCGAGCTTGCACCAAGTCCGACGCTTGCCGCCGAGCGTCGTGTCTCCCTCGAATGACCCGCGATAAACGTCGGTCTCGCAGATCGCCCACGACCCTGCGCCGTCGCGGTCGAACATGGCCGCGACCCACGCGCACTTGTAGCCGGTCGCCGGGTTGCCCGCGTAGGCGTCCGCCGCATCGACGAGGTCTTGAAGAACGCCTTGCAGGTCGAAGCGGTAGGGCGGCTCGCCATCGGCCCACGAACGCCCGCCGTCAGTGCCATAGCGGTCGAAGGCTAGCTCACTATCGACGGTGTTGAGGCCGTCGTCGGTGAAGCCGTAGGGGACGGTTGTCGAGCCCAGCTTGCGGAGACCGGTGAGCACGCCCGCGGGGCCGCCGAAATAGCCGCTGCGATTGCCGGCGGTTGGGCCGGCCGTGAAGACGAGCAGGTCGAACCACGGGCCAGGTGGCGGGGCGCAGCAGCACATCGAGAAAACAAACCCGCTATCCATAAGAGGCTAGAGGCTAGAGGCTAGAGGCTAGTAATCGCCAGCGGGGCAAAGCAGCGTGACGCGTGGCCGCCCAAGCGGACGTAGGCCAGCCGCGTCGCAAGCGGAGGCCAGAAACTCATGCCCATCCTTCCAGGGCGCCGCACGTCATCACCACTACGTCGCCCGCCAATCCGCCGATCAGCGACCCTTCGACCGGCTCCGCGGTCCACCAGTGGCGGAGCGTTACCGTCGGCCCTTCGCGGTCGATCTTGCCGTCCTTGAACATCCAGGCGAGCACCTCGCCGGGAACCAACTCGTCCTCCGCGTTATCCCATGTTGCCGCCGTCGCCGACGAGACGACGCCAAAGGCGACACCGCCTTTGCCGCCCGCGCCCCCTAACTGCGGGACCTTGGTGATCGCGTCGCGGCGCAGCTCCTTGAGGGCCTGCCGCCCCGCGTTGATCGTGGCGTGCGAGACCCGCTTGGCGCCGGGTTTGACCTCGGGCGGAATCCGCATTACAGCACCCCCGTCCCAAACAGCGTCGAAAAGCTCGTTTCCAACCAGATGCGGTGGATGTTGATGTTCTGGATTTGCGTCACCGTCGCTGGCGCCGAAGGGGCGCCTTCGGGGGGCTCGAACACATTGAAGTTGGGCGCCGTGTCGTTGAAGTTGGCGACGTAGTGATGGCCAGAGAACCAAGTCAGCCGCGCCCAGCCGTCGGGCGTATCGGGCGGCGTCTGATAGAAGACGGGCGTGCCCCCGCCCCCCCACGTCGGCACGGTGGGCGGCACGGACCCCTCGAACCACCAGAAGGTGAACAGCGGGACCGCGCCCGCCGACGGCATCACCAGGCCGGCGGGCCGCGTCACCCAATAGGTGTCGTCATTGATGTCCTCGCCGCTGAGCACCGGCAGGTAGATGTTCCTTTGGGCGCTGAAACCCACCCGCTGCACGCTCTTGCCGCTACTGGAAATCTCCTCCTCGTGCTCCACCAACAGCAGCGTCCCCGGCGGGTAGGTGATCCCACGCAGGGTAAAGAAGTCGGTGTTGATGACGCCCTCGTCGGCCGCCGCCGCCAGCCGCGCCACGAAGGCCGTCTTCGGGGCCGAGCCCTGCAACTCCATCGTGAAGTGCCGGTTAGCGGCCGGCGCCCGGTACTCGAGGCCCTTGATCTTGATCTTGCCGTCGTCGTCATCCTTCACCGGGTTGATGGCGCCGTCGGGGTAAATAGGCGGCGTCGGCGCCCACCAGTCAATGCCCGGGTAGTTGCGGCTGAGCAGCATCACCACGGGCGCGAAGTCGATCGTCGCCCCTTGTGGGCTGGACTGGATCGCGTGGCTCTTGGTGACGCTGGCGCCGGTGGGCGTGTCGGCCGCCTCATTGGTAAGCGATCCCCCGGTGTCAAACGTCTGGGCCAGCGTCGATTCACTGAACTGGTAGAGAGCCTCCCCCTCCCACTCGTAGCCCTCGCTCTCGGGGTACTCATCCACGTCGAGCTTGGCGATCGGGAAGCCGTCGTACTGCGTCGAGAGCCGCCACTCGTTGGTCCCCGGGTCCTCCATCGGGTCCAGCTCACGGATCGCCCCGGTGAGGATGTTCTGGACCGTGTTCTCGAGGTAGGCGAGGATCGCCTGCCGCGCCAGGTCGCCGGTCGGCTCAACGCCGTCGCCGTCCCAGGTCGCGATGTACCGCACCCGCGCATGGTCTTGCTTGCGGCTACGCGGATCGACGTGGAGTTCTACGCTGTAGGCCATTGGGAGAGGCTAGAGGTTAGAGGCTAAACGATCGCGAATCCGCCCTCGGCCAGGTGGCCGTCGATCGACGCCAGCCACTCGTTGGACGTGTCGAGCTTGTCGGCCACCGACGAGTTGACCTGGTCGAAGCGTTGGCCGAGGCCGCGGCCGCCGAACTCGCCCTGCCGCTTCTCGAAGTCGAAGGCCGCCGCGCTGGCCGCCGCCATCCCGGCGCCGAGCGATCCGGGGCCGCCGTCGTACTCGGCCGGCATGGGCTGCAGGGCGTTAGCGGCGTTGACCGCCGCCTCCCACGCTTTGCGAGCCTCCTCGATCGCCTTCCGCTGCGCCTCGAGCTTCTTGGTGAGCGCGTCGTTGCCCTCCTGCTCGGCCGCGACGCGGGCCGCCTCGATCGCCTTGAGCTTGTCATCGAGCTCCTTATCGATCGACGCGGTGTCGGCGCCGCGGGCCGATTCGCGCTGGTTGATCTGGTCGTAGAGCAGTTGGTCGAGCTGGGCCTGCATTTCGGGCGACTGGCCGATCTTGGCCAAGTAGTTCACCACGACATCAAAGGTGTCCATGCCGAAGTCGCGAGTCTCGATCCACATCTTGCGGAGCGACGCCGACATTTCCGCGAAGACCTTGAGGATCGCGTAGGCGATCTCGTTGGCCTTCCCCTCGATGACGTGCCGGAACGCGTTCCAGACCTCCTGGATCTCGGCCGTCCCTTCGAGCCAGACCAGCTTGAGCCCCGCCATCGCCACCTTGCCGGCGGCCTGCAAGTCGCCCGCCGCTAGGGCGTTGACGATCGCCCCCCACGACGTGCTGGCGACGCTCGCCATCCAGGGGAAGAAGCTGGCCACGTCGGTGGCGAAGCGTCGCCCGCTCTCGGTCGCGGTCACGAAGTGCGTCCCCAGCGACAAGAGGCCCATCAGCACCAGGCCCAGCGGCGACATCAGCGCCGTCATCACGCCGACAACGCCCGTCACCGCCGCAAACAGCCCGCCGAGCCCGAACGCCACCACCTGCACCGCGAGCCCCAGGCCCACCAGCGCCGCCATGCCCCCCACGACGCTCACCACGAGGAACGCGATGCCGCTGGCGATCTGGGCGTTGGCCTTGACAATCTCCGTCGCCGGCCCGATCGCGTCGTTGAGGACTTTGAGGAATCCCGTAAAGGCGGGGAGCACCTCTTGGCCAAGGGGACGCACGAGGAGGCGGATGCCGCTGGAGAGCCGTTGGAGTTGTCCGTAGGCGGTCCCCGCCAGGCCGGCGATCAGTTTGCTGAAGCGGCCCCCTTCGGACGCGGCCGCCACGAGCGCCTCGTTGACCTCGCGAGCCGAGATCGCCCCCTGCTTGCCGCGGGCGATCACGTCGGCCACCGCTTCGCCGGTGCGGTCGGCGATCAGTTGGTAGAGGTTCACATACTCGACGATCTGCCGGGCCTCGTCCCCTTGCAGGCGGCCGGCCGCGTTCACCTGGCCGATCGCCAGCGCCATCCGCTCCATCGCCTCGCCGCTGCCGCGCGACATGGCCGCCATCGCCTTGGTGAGCACCACCGCGTCTTTTCCAGCGACCGAATAGCCGATGAGGAGCCGCGTCGATTTTTCGAGCGACGACAGATTGACCGGCGCGACCTTCGAGAACTTTTCGAGCTCGGCGATAATGTCGCGGGCTTCTTCGGCGCTGCCCGTGAGCGCCGTGAACATCGCCTCGGTCTGCTCGAGGTTCGCCGCCAGCTGCACCGGCCACATCAAGGCCCGCGCCGCTTGCGAGCCCACCAGCAGATTGAACAGCCCCGCCATGCCGCCCGAGCTGGCGCCAAACGTCCCCATCGAGACCAGCGACGCGCCCCAGAAGCGGATGCGCTTCGAAATCTCGCTCATCTGCCGGTAGAGCCGGTTGGTGACCATCGAGACTTCGATGGCGGCCCGGCCGTAGCGAATGGCGGATGCGGACATGGGAGAGGCTAGAGGCTAGAGGCTAGAGGCTAGAGGCTAGAGGCTAGAAACCCCCGCTTATGTCGGTTGTTTGGTCTCGTCCGTTTCCCATCCACCAGCCGCCACCGGCGGCGCTGCTTCCTTCCCCCCGTCCCCCGTCCCCCGTCCCCCGTCCCTGGCGGCCCTCGCCGCCTCACTCTCGGCGATCAGCTTGTCCAGGTACTGCGGCGTGAACCGCACGCGGCGGCCCGTGTCCTCGTCGATTTTCGTCCAGGGGTTGAAGTCGGCCGGGGTGATCTTGCGGCCCTTCCCCTTCGCCATCGACGTGTTGACGGCGATCGCGGCCAAGAGGGATGTCTGGTTCCAGTCGTGGCGGCTCTTCTGCTCGGCGATCGCCACCAGTTGGGCGAACGTCAACGGCCGGTAATCGATGGCGCCTCCAAGGACGCCGACGGCCCAATCGACGACATCCCAGAGGTTGACGGGCTTTTTGCTGGCGCGGCGTCGGCTGCTTCGTGGCGCCGCGGCGCCTTCTCCAGTGGCGCCGGGCCGAACGCCGCGTCCAGCTCCGCCGCCAGCGTCTCCTTGGCTTGCGTCCGCACCGCGGCCACCAGCTTCTCGGTCGTCGCCGGCATGCTCGCTAGCGCCTCCTCGCGTGCCGCCTCGGCCGCCGCGTCCATCATTTCCGCCGCCCGCTCGATCGCCTGCCGCAGGCCCTCCGCGGCCCGATCGCCACGCAGGCGCCTGGTAAAACCCACTTGGGCGGCCACCAGCGCCTGCCACATCGCAAACAGGACATCGGCGTCGGCGTGACGCTTCCAATCGTCGAGCGTCAGGTCCTGCTGGTCGCCGCACAGCTCCCAGAGGATCGCCATGAGGGTCTTGTGATCCACCAGCAGCTCGTGCATGCGGCCCTGTAGCGGCGCGTTCATCAGGTCGAAGCCGAGCGTCTCGGCGAACTCCTCGCACGGCCCGACGCGGATTTTGACGCGGTAGGTCTTGTCGAGGATCGCGAAAGTGGCGTCGTCGATAGTAGTAGCGTCATTCATGGCGGGGGCGGGGCGTTTATTCCCCTCCCTTTCAGGGAGGGGCTAGGGGAGGGTCTAAACGGGTTGAGTGCAGAGCGGCAACGTGGCGGAGAATCGAAACCCTCCCCCCAGCCCCCTCCCTAAAAAGGGAGGGGGAGTGTTGCGGCCTAACGCTTCTTCTTGCCGGTCGGCTCGGTCAGCTCCGCGTCGAGCGACGGCTCGGCGGGCGCCACGGCCGGCGTCTCGATGGTCACCGTTTCGGTCACCACCTCGAGCGTCTCCGCCGGTGGCGCCGGGGCGGGCGCTTCGACAGCGGTCTCAGGCGCCGGCGGCAGGACTTCGACCGGTGCGGCCGGCGCCGCTTCGACCGGCGGGGCCGGGGCCGGATCGACGACCGTCGCGGTCACCGGGGCGACCGGGGCCGCGGCTTCGACGGCCACCGGAGCGGGCGCCGCGGCGGGCGCTTCAGCAGCGGGAGCGGACGGCACGAGCTTCGCGAAGCACTCGCGGACCGTGTCGGCCGAGATCACGGCCACGGCGCCGGGGACGCCGGCCCGTAGCTGGGCGGCGAGCTCAGGAGCGACGGCCGCCGCGTCGAGCATGTCGGCCGCCTCGTCGGCGCGGGGCAGCTGCACCTCGTTGGCGTAAGTGGCACGCAGGATCGCGTCGTGGGCACGGGTAACGGTTTCAACAGGCGTGGGCATGGTTGTGTGAGGGGCTAGGGGTTAGGGACGGGGGAGGAGGGGAAGCGGATGATTCGCAGGTCTCCCGCCGGCCGGGCATGGCCACGCTTTAGCGTGGTAGCCCAAGCCGGCGCAAGCTGGGCGGGTCGCAACCGCCCGCTAGGAAACCGTCGTGGTGGTCGGCTCGTTCGGGCTCGCGGCGTCCACGTGCGCCTCGATCGGGATCGTCGCCGGGTTGTCGAGCGAGCCGTCGATGGGGCCGGTGAGGATGAAGTCGGCGTGGTCGTAGATCAGGCCGCTAGTGGCGATGGGCTGTGTGCAGATCGCCAGGTGGAGCGGGTCACCGCTGCGGATCGCGGCGATGACGCGGGCGTAGAACGCGTCGCCGGGCGAGACGTTGAGCGTGAACGACAGGGCCCACTCCTTGCGGCCAAAGCGGTGCTGCACGTAGCGCCGCTTGGGGATCTCAATGTGCTTGCGGCCGGCGTTGAAACTGATGTCGGAGAAGTCCTCTTGCAGCTGCCACGACGGCGTGGCGTTCCAGACGCCGTCGGTGCGCGCGGCCGTGTCTTCGTACAGCAGGATCTCGTCGCCGAGCAGGTTGTATTCGGGCATGATGAAGGGAGGGGCTAGGTACTAGGGACGTGGGACGAGGGGCAGCGAGTCGCCCCGTGTCGGGGCGGTTACCCCATCGCTTCTCTTCGGATCAAGGATTTCGCCCATGGCCACAGGCGGCGCATGGTCGGGTCGGTGAAGGGGCGGGCCTCGTAGGTGACGGTGGTCGGTTGCGAACGATTGGGGGTGGCAAGGAAGGTCTCGCGGCCGCCTTCGTTGAGCAGGTGCGGCACGCCACGCTTGCCGTGCAGCACGCTGGTGCGGCTGCGGACGATCGGCAGCACGCCGACGACCGTCGTCGCCCCGCCATCGGCCGGCGCGAACGTCGAGAGGTTGCGGATCGTGCCGACGCGCGCGTTGGGCGGCTCGCCCGGCTGGCTGTAAGGCCCGTCGAGGCCGACGCGGCGCTGTAGCCGCTGCATCACCGTCTGTCCGTACCGCCCGATCCGCGCCAGCAAAATGCGGCGGCTGCGCGCGATCCGCCGGAAGACTTCCGGCCGGTCGAGGAACATTCGGGTGGAAAGGACTTGCATGATCGCGAGTCGCCGCGTGTCGCGGCGGTCTTTCAATCCGTTGAGGAATAAATCAATTGCGCGACGTGGAAGAAGTCGTTCCCTTCGTTGAGGTTGGCCGGGTCGAACTTGACGATCACCTCGCTCCGCGTGAACACGAACCGGCGGTCGCCTTGGCTGAGCGTCTCGGCCCGCAGCGCCCGCCGTCGCCGGTAGGCGTAGTCGCTGAGGTCGCGCCGCGAGTGTTTGGATTTCTCGACGCCGCCGAAGATCATCAGGTTGACGGGGTAGACGACCTGCACCTGGCCGGCCCGGCCGATCTTTTCCTCGGTCTCTTCGCCCGGGACCACCAGCACAGTAAGAGCGCTGTCGGCCTTGTTGAGCTCGTCTTGCGGCTGCTCGGGGTTCGACGCAGTGGCGACGATCCCCTTCTCGTCCGGCGTCGCGTTGAGGTGCGCGCAGACTAGGTCCGCGAGCAGCTCGCACGGGTCGGCGTCGGTGTCGATCGGCATGATTTCGTGAGGGGTTAGGGGCGAGGGACGGGGGACGGGGGACGAGGGAAAGACGGGGTAACGCTTGCGCGTTCCCTCGTCCCCCGTCCCCAGCCCCTCGCCCCTCAAACTCGTTCCCGCTTCCGCTTCGAATGCACGCGAATGAGCGCCCCGATCTGGTCGGCCGGCTCAAAGCACTCCTCGCCGCGCCACGGCAAGACGGCGAACTCGTGAACGGTCCCCGAGAGGTCCGTCCACTCGATCCGGTCGTCACGCTGCGGCGTGGTCGGCTGGCCGTCGAGCAGGTAGTCGCCCGGTTCGACGAGCCAGTCGATCTCTTTGCTGCGGGGCGACACGGGTGCGGGGGCGGCCCCGGTTTCCGCCGACCCCCGTCGCCCCGGGACCGCCCGCCGCAACCCCAGCTCTGCATTCCCCCGGAACGCGCGGACCGTGACCGAGCTCGACGCCAAGAGGCGTTTCGCGTGCATCACGACGCCGCGTTCCATCAAGTTCATGGCTGACGCCAAGAGGCTAGAGGCTAGAGGTCAGAGGCTAGAGGCTAGAGAAGCAAACTCGCTTCGCTCGCCGCCGGCCTGCCTTCCGCCGGCCGGGCATGGCCACGCGGAGCGTGGTAGCCCAAGCCGGCGCCGGGGAGCCGCGTCGCCAGCGGCCCCCAGAAACTCAGACAATCGCGCCGGTGACGCCCTGCGGCTCGTGAACCACGTCGATCTCGGTGTTGGACGAGTAGCTCGCCGACGCCGTGTAACCGAAGTGGACGTTGCTGGTGGCGGTCGTGGTGACACGCTTGTTGGTGTCGTCCCACCAGACCGTGACGCCCTTGGCGATGCTGGCGTTGCACGCCATGCGGTAGATGCCGCCACGGACCGAGAGGGCGCCGGGGCCCTTGTCGGTCGCGCCGCGGTCACGGGTGGCGACCATCGGCACGGCGCCGACGACGTACACCTTGCCGGCGGAGCGAGCGGTCAGCGGAACGTCGTCCACCATCTGCTGCGTGCCGCCGATCGCTTCGGCTTCGAATGGCATGATGTTTCCCTCTGTGTGAGTCGCCCCGTGTCGGGGCGTTTTGTGTGAGTGTTTTCAAAGATGCCACCGCCCCGATCCTTCGGGGCGATGGCCGCCATCCGTGGTCTCAGCCCGACTACGGCGTGCCGTCGTCGAAGGCGACGAACTTCGGGTCCTCTTGGTCAACGCCGACATCGATCCAGCCGCGGAAGCCCATCCCGAGGTGGCGACCGCCTACCGGCTCCGCCTCGATCGTGGGCCGCTGGATGCCGTCCAGGAACGACAGCACGAACGCGGCCTGGAAGATCGGATCGGCGAACAGGTAGTACCCCGTCGCCGAGTTGCCCGTGTAGCGGGTGTCGCTGAGCTGCGGCGGCGACTCGATCCGGTACTTACCGAAGTGCGGGTTCTTCTCGCCGTTGGCGGTGGCGATGTTGTTCGGCGAGCCGATCAACGTGAACGCCGCGTCCTCCAGCTCGACCGGCACCCACAATTGGGCCGGGTCGATGTTGATCGGCACCTGATCTTCGGCCTTCTTCGTGCCACCCCGCGACGGGCCCTGCTTCTTCTTACGGAAGATCGTTTTGAGGGCCGAGAGGCCAGCGGCGCCAAAGGCGACGCCAGCGCCGACGTTGGCGTTGCCCGAGTGCAAGAAGTTGTTGGGGTTGCCCAAGAGGATCGTAAAGAACAAGTCCTCGATGACGTAGTTGCCCATGAACGCCATCAACTGCGACATGCGGTTGAGGGCGCCGAGGTCGTCGTTCTTCCAGTCCTGGCGGCTGAGCACCATGTACTGGCCGAACGTCTCGACCTGGCTGGTGTACTTGGTGTCGCTCAGCGCGCCTTCCTTGAGCTCGCCGTCGGCGCCGACCCGCTTCCACGCGCCCGTGCCGAACAAGTCCACGCGGACGTTCGGCTTGAAGTCGCTGGCCGACCCGACGCGGCACACCTTGCGGGCGTACGACGTGAACTGGGCCATCATGCCCGTCAGCGACTTGTTCATCACGTTCTCGAAGACGCTGGGCAGCGTCAGCGTGGTGAACGCGGCGCGGATGATCTCGCGCTCGTTGTTGCGCCAGCGAGTGGGCACCTTCACCCCTTCGATTGCGCAGGCGTGGATCGCCGTCTCTTGCAGGCCGAGGTTGTCGAGCTTCTTGGCCTTCTCCAAGATCTGCTCGCCGTAGGTGGCCAGCAGTTGCTTTTCGTCCATCACGCCCATCGACGTGGCGGCCGCCGCCTCGAGCACCTCGCGCGAGTCGGC